GAAGCCAAGCGCGCGGAACGAGGCGCTGGATTGCCTGGTGTACAGCTACGCAGGCCTGCACAGGCTCTATCAGAAATTCGATCGACGCAGCATCTGGGACCAGTTCGAGCGTCGCCTGCAGGAGGCGCAGGAAGGCAAGGCGCAGAAGCGGGTCAAGGCGCAGCGTGGATCTTCGTTTGCGACGCAGTGGTAGGCCGCAGTGATGCCTCAAGCAGGTAGGCAGCAAGATTTGAGACTGTTCGCTGTTCGTTGCAGGCTCGAGCTTTCAGCATTTCAGCGACTGAAGGCGACAGCACGACTTGAACCCGAACACCCTGCGCCATTGTCCGATCGTGGTATGATTTGAGTGCGAAAGGCGGCAAACGTCCGCCAATCGCCTCTGATCTTAATGCCTCAGGAGGATTACTACCGATCAGCTCAATGGCGCAGCAAGCGCCAGCAGCGCCTCGACCACGACAAGCACACCTGCCAAGGCTGCGGCATCACTCGTCAGCAGCTTGCCGATCTTGGGTGGCCTGCCCTGCAGGTCCACCATCGCAATGCCGGACCACCGGACTATCGCTACCCGTCATTTGGCAACGAGCCGCTGTCAGATCTGCTGACGCTGTGCTCTGAGTGCCACGACGGCATTACCAACTCAGTCCGCCGCCAGCGCTTCAAGCTCGACCCCCGCAAGCAGGTGCAACCCGTCACGGTGCAGGCGCCATCACTTGCCCTTCCGTCACGACATCAACGTGTCCAACCTGACTCAGATTCAGATCTCAATCACGGGCGAGAGCCCATTGCTCTGCCACAACGGACAGACCGCCGACCCTCGGAACGCCTACGCCAAAGCCATGAAGGCGGTCAGCAGCAAGCGCAAGAAAACCGACTCCGACTACGATGAGATGGCACGGCTGGAATGGCTGGCAGGTCTGTACAGGTTCCGTGATCAGCTGGTCATACCCGATTACGTTCTGGAAGCGGTGTTCATTGCCGGTGGAAAGAAGTCAAAGCGTGGACCGCAAGTGAAGTGCGGCATGTTCTTCACAGACCATGCCCAGCTTGACTTTGAAGGCAAGCCTGACACCATTACGGACGACAAACTGAGCGAGATGTTCGCTTCTGGCGACTTCACGCACACTGTTGGCGTAAAGGTGGGCATGGCCAAAGTGATGCGCACACGGCCGATCTTTCGCCGGTGGAGCCTTGATGCCACCGCGCACTTTGATCCTGACGTTCTGAACCTTCGCGACATCGAGGAGGTGGCTGCCGATGCTGGCAAGCTGGTCGGCATTGGCGACTGGCGTCCCAAGCATGGGCGGTTCAGCGCTGGCATCCGAGAGGTGTAAGTCCAGATCTGGCAAGGCCCGGCGGGCTTGGCAAAGCACGGCGCGTCAGGGCTCGGCGTGGCAGGGCTTGGCAAGGCACGGCACGGCAAGGGCCACAGACGGTGGCACGGAGGTTTCGGCCTCCCTGCCACCCTCACAAGGGTGGACAAGGCCGGGTTAGGCGAGTTTCGGGCAGAACACCGCATGGCTGGGCGAGTTCAGGCCTGGCGAGGCAAGGCATGGACCCACATCCGTGGGTACGATTGACGAAATGCAGGTAGGTCGAGCCGGTGCAAATCCCCGCGCAAATCAGGGCCGGTGACACGGTGACGTGGCGCGATGAGGCGGCACGCGACAACCTCGGCGCTGCGATCACATCAAGCGGCTGGACGCTGACGTACTACCTGCGCACCAACACCGCGAGCGAAGGCGCGACGGTGGTGGGGACCAGCGCGGGCGAGGGCTGGCAGTTCACGATCGCCGCGACCACCAGCGCGGGCTTCGATGCAGGGCAGTGGTACTGGCAGGCGCTGGCCACCAGCGGCGCGGACAAGCTGACGATCGGCTCGGGGCAGCTGCAGGTGCTGGCTGGCCTTAGCTACACGGGCAGCCCGGCGGCCTTCGATGGCCGCTCGCAGGCGCAGAAGGATCTTGAGGCGGTGCAGGCGGCGATCCGCGCGATCGTCTCCGGCGGCGTGGTGCAGGAGTACAAGATCGGCACCCGCAGCCTGAAGAAGTACGAAATGGCGGACCTGATCCAGCTGGAGAGCAAGCTGAAGGCGGAGGTTAAGCGCGAACAGGCGGCCACAATGGTCGCAAATGGGCTCGGAAGCCCACACAACCTGTTCGTGAGGTTCTGATGGGCGTCCGCAGCGCAATTCTGGGCTGGCTGCAGCGCGGAACACCGGAACCGGTGAAGGCACCGCGGCGGCGGATGTATGAGGGCGCGAAGTTCTCGCGGCTGACGGCTGACTGGGTGACGGGCAACACCAGCGCCGACAGCGAGGTGTACGGCTCGGCGCAGAAGCTGCGCGATCGGGCACGGCAGCTGTGCCGCGACAACGACTACGCCAGGCAGGCGCTGCGTGCCATCGAGGGCAACGTGGTGGGGCAGGGCATCCCGTTTCAGGCGCAGGTGCGGATGCTGCGCGGCGGGCGGCTCGACTCCAGCGTGAACGATCAGATCGAGCAGGCATGGCGCCAGTGGATCAAGGCGCGGCATTGCCACACCGGCGGCAAGCTGACGTTCCACGACATCGAGCGGTTGGTGGTGCGCGCGTGCGCCGAGTCCGGCGAGGTGTTTGTGCGGCTGGTGAAACAGCCGTTCGGCGGCAGCAGCGTGCCGCTGGCGATCGAGGTGCTCGAGGCTGATCTGCTGGATGACGGGCTCAACGGCCGCAGCCAGCAGGGCAACGAAATCAGGATGGGCGTTGAGGTGGACACCTGGGGCCGCCCGGTGGCGTATCACTTCCTCGCCTACCACCCCGGCGATTATCAGTTCAGCAACCAGCAGATCTCGACGCAGCGGCACAAGCGCGTGCCGGCCGAGGAGGTGATCCACCTCTACCGGATGGAGCGGCCGGGGCAGACCCGCGGCGTGACGTGGTTCGCCAGCGCGATCCAGCGGCTGCACCACCTGCAGGGCTACGAGCAGGCCGAGGTGGTGCGTGCGCGCGCGAGCTCCGCGCTGATGGGCTTCATCACTAGCCCTGAGGGTGAGCTGCAGGGCGATGAGGTGATGAACGGCGAGCGGGTGTCGAATTTCGAGCCAGGCGTGTTCAAGTACCTGGCGCCCGGCGAGTCGGTGAGCGTGCCGCAGCTGGATGCCCCGGATGGGCAGTTCGAGCCGTTCCTGCGGGCGATGCTGCGGGCAATGGCGGCCGGTGTCGGCTGCAGCTACGAGACGATCAGCCGCGACTTCAGCCAGACCAACTACTCAAGCAGCCGGTTGAGCCTGCTGGAAGACCGCGACCACTGGCGCATCCTGCAGAACTGGCTGATCGAGAACCTGCACCAGCGGGTGTTCGATGCCTGGCTCGACATGGCTGTGCTGAGCGGTGCGCTGCCGCTGCCGAACTACGAGCTGCAGGCCGATCGCTACAAGGCGGTGCGGTGGATGCCGCGCGGCTGGGCATGGGTGGACCCCGCCAAGGAGGTTGAGGCCTACGCGCTGGCGGTGCGCAACGGCTTCAAGACGCTGAGCGAGGTGGTCGCGGAGCAAGGCGGCGACCTCGAGGAGCTGATGCGCGCACGCCGGCAGGAGCTGGACGATGCCGAGCAGCTGGACCTGAAGTTCGACACCGACCCGAGCGCTGATGTGGTGCCGGCCGGTAACGCAGCAGTGGCTGCCGATAATGGGACAGACAACCCGGACACCACCGATGGATCTATCGCGTGACCTTGAAGGGCAACTGTTGAAACGCTCGGAGGTTGCTGACTTCACGGTCAGCGAAGACGAGCGGTCGATTGAGTTCCCCTTTTCGAGCGAGTTTCCTGTCGCTCGCTACTTCGGCAATGAAGTGCTGAGCCACGATGAGCGCAGCGCTGATCTCTCGCGGCTGAATGATTCGGCGCCGCTGCTGTTCAACCACGATCCCGATAAGGTGATCGGTGTTGTCGAGCGCGCGTGGATCGATGGCAAGAAGAAACGCGGCTACGCGAAGGTGAAGTTCAGCCGTAACGCCTTCGCGCAGGAAGTGCTCGCGGATGTGCGTGACGGCGTGCTGCGCAACGTAAGCTTCGGCTACGCGATCAACGACATGGAGCAACGCGGCAGCGGTGATTTCGTCGCTACCAGCTGGGCTCCCTACGAAGTGAGCGTGGTTAGCATACCTGCAGACCCCACTGTGGGTGTGGGTCGGTCTCTCGAGGCCGATCCTGCGGCCTCCGCCGCATCACCAACCCCCCAACCAGAACCTGAGGTTCCGATGGAAAACACCCCCGACATCTCGGCGGTGCGGGCTGAAGCGGCTCAAGAGGCTGCCAAGGCTGAGCGCGCCCGCATCTCCGGCATCACTGCTCTGACCGAAAAGCACGGCATGGCTGATCTCGGCCGCCAGCTGATCGAGGGTGGC